ACCCAGTCGTTGGGCACGATTAAGGTCATTTCGCTCATGGGTTTCTCCAGGCAAAAATAAACCCCGACAAGCGGGGTCATTTATTCATTTATTTTTTAATGCTTTCGGCGGGACGTCTCGAAAGCCGATGATATTTCTATCGCCTTAGGTTTCTTTTGCTTTTTACCAGTAATGGCTTTAGCTCCCATACAATCGGTGCATGCAATTATTTTGGAACCATCTGACATGTTGATGCGCCTACATTCAAGCCTTGTTTTTTTACACCGTTCACACCTGCTTAAACCTTTTATAATTCTCCTGCTTAAAGCCACTGGTTTTGGCGGTTTTGTTTTGAATTCCGACATAAAATCCTCCTTGGAAGAATTATAACCTCGGGTCGTTGTATGTATGCTCTTATCTGTCTAACACTTGCGTCACGCTTTGATGTGAAGGCGTGGCTCGCCGTCTTTCGGCTCCGGCCACTGGCGAGCCATATTCACCTTTAGCTTTTCTTCCAGCGCCGCGGTGATTTGCTCATCGGTGATACCGGAGCGCCGCTGTGCGTCCCATAGCAGGAACTGCATATCAGCCCATTCGCTGAGGTCGCCAGGATCGGCGGCAGCTTCCAGCGCCTCTTTCGAAAGGTGCTTCAGAGGTCCGATGGGGCCGACATTGCCGAAGGTCTTTTCTGACCATTCAGCGTGGCGCCGCCGGATCAGGTTTCTGGTGAACTGCGATTTCTTCGATTCGTAAGGTTTCACGCTTTCTCCCTACGCCGCACGCTGGGCGCGCAGCGATTTAATGTGCTCGCTCGTCTCCAGTTCGGCGCGTATCTGTGCCGCCTCACGGCGATCGAGGTGCTCAAAGTCATTTGTGAAGCGGTCGATTGAAGCGGTGTTGATCCGGCCCTGTCGCCAGTAGCGGACTATCTGTGATGTGCAACTGTGGATGATGACGGGCCAACCGTGCTGGTCAGCGTAAATCTGACCCCGTTGAATGAGTGCAAACATCACGCACCTCACTGTTATTGATGGATGAACCTAGTTGAGATTTGGCGCTTTGATAAGCTGCTGAGGCTTCTTCTTCGGTTGCATAGTCACCGAGATATTTAGTCTTCCCATTTTTTGTTATGTTCGCGCTCCACCGACCTGAAGGTCTTTTCGATACCCCAACAAATTTTGATGTACTTCCTTTTCGTTTCCTTTGATTTGACTGCTGTTCAGACAATGTCGACCATCTGCAATTTTCAGGACAATAACCAGAGGAGTTGTCTATTCGATCGAGAGTTGTTCCTTTTGGTCTCGGCCCCATATCTTCATAAAATGCTGAGAATTCCCGCCACCTATCGCATACTATTATTCCCCGGCCTCCGTAATCCTCATATCTCTTGTTATTTACATTGTTGCACCTCTGCATCATTGAGTCCCAACTGTGGTACTCGCGACTTCCTGTCATTCCATGCTTTCGTCTAATTTTTGAGACGGTCTCTCGATGAAGGCACCCACATGATTTAACTGATCCATTTTTGAAGCTGCATAGGCGGATGGCTTTTTTATTTCCACACTCACACTGAAACAAACCCATTTTGTGTTTCTTTTGTGATGGCAATTCCTCTAAAAAGGTCAGACGGTTCTTCTTATCTCCCGGTTTTAATTCTGTAGGCATATCACCCCCTAAATATCTTGGCCTGTCTTTCGGATAACTCTGCACAATCAACACATAACTTGACGCCTGGAATGACCTTCCTTCTGCTATCAGGAATTTGTGATCCGCATTCTTCACAACGCTCAGCTGATACGGCGTTACGGTCGATGCGGTGAGCGGAAAGGGCAGCGTTACGCTGAAGCTCTTCAATCTCTGCTGCGGTATCGATGATATCGGCCATGGTCAATGCTCCCGGAACTGTCGGTTAATACGGTTGAATGTGAACGCCAGCAATAAAAAAGGCCGCTTTAGCGACCTGGTGATTAGTGCCTTCATGCAGCACCGCCTTCATTCTTCTCGGCTTCGACCGCCATCTGCTCAAGCCGTCGCGATAACTCGGCGGCCAGCGTCTGGAATTCTTCCTCGGTCTCCACCGGAATCGGCACGAAGCGAATCCCGATGTGCGCCAGATGGTTGGCTATTTCGAGGCTTTTCCTCAAATCAACTGGAGAGGCTTTGTTCATGCGGCACCGCCTTGCTCACCGACCAGAAATGCACAATCCTTCTTGTGCTCGTTACAAGACCAAACAACTTCGTCATCGCCACGGAAAATATTCATTTCCACGGTCGTTTTATACTTCGCCACTGCACCGCATTTGCATTTAGCGGAGGTGTTTTTGCTTTTGGCTGACACGCTGCCAACCCTTGGATATTTGCTCACGATTCCACTCCGAAGCGGCGATTAAGCCGCCCTGTGTATACGACGAACTCCAGGAGGCTAACTCCCAGAGCTTCAATTTTCTTGTGATGCTTATTGATGATGGGAGGAACCGTTTCGTTCCAGTTAGGCTTTGGTTTCTTGCGCATGGCCTGCTGGATTTCCTCGGTGCAGCGGCGGCAGGCAGCACGGATGGCGTTGTCTGTTTCTGGCGTCATACGGCCTCCTTTTTCACAGCGTCGATGGCGCAGCCGGGTAGCAATTCAACCGCGGCGGTGGCGCACTGATTTCCCCAGTGGTGCCAGCCCGGCGCCGCGCAGCGGCTAAACAACTCAATGCGCGGCACATCACCGTAAAGCAGCTCCAGCCGGTGGCGCACTTCCCACGGCTTACCTTCTTATCTTCTCCCGTGACTATGGCGTCACCGGGACGATGCTCTGCGGCGCTATGCCTAAGTGAGAAATAGAATGGCTATCACATCATTTGCAGATACTGACGTCACTTATTCTGACGGCCAGAAAAACAAAGAACCAATTCCAGATGAAATTCTTGCCAGCGGGTTTGTGCCTCCCGTTCGCATGCCAGATGGATCAATCTCAGCGGGTAGCAAGCTCGCAGCAAATCACCTCAATACACTACTAAACGACTTGTATGCGCAAATAGCTGACCTGAAGGCTCGCGTTACAGCACTTGAGGGGGCTTAATGGCTGACATTATTCTCAAGTATCTGACTGATTTACCCTCAGCGTCAGATGCAGAATCAACAGACCTGATGCATATCAATCAGAACGGCAACGACCGTTCAATCACTCTGGATGCCCTTGCCACTGCCTTATTCAACATGCGCTATCCGGTTGGAAAAGTAGAGTGGTTCGCAAATGACGTCAACCCAAATGCAATATGGCATGGTTCAACGTGGGCGCGCATTCCAGGGGCTGGCAGAACTATCCGTCTTGCTAACAGCACAGGAAGTGACGTTCTCCAGCAGGGTGGTAGTGATTCTGTAGCTCTGACAAGCGCGAATGCTCCACCTCATGTTCACCCAGTAGATTTACGAACCGGTCAGTTTGACTACGGTACAAAAAACACAAGTCAGGATAACCATGCCCACACCGTTCCGTTGAGGAGTATTGGCAAATGGACAGGCGGCTCTCAGGACGGCAGTAGCGACGATATCAGTTCTTTTCAATCGACAAGCACATCAAGTTATCAGCATACCCACACCGTTGCTATTGGTGCGCACGATCACCTCGTGCAAGGTAACACAGGAAGTGCGGGTAGTGGTGATGCTTTCTCCGTTGTTAACCAATACGTCAAACTTGCTGGATGGTACAGGACTGCATAAATGGCCGAGCAAAAAGTAAAATTAACCGATTTACCAGCAGCAACCGATACAGTAGATACCGCACAACTGCTGATAAACCAGAACAGCACAGACCAGAAACTTCCAGTAACGCATCTTCTTCGTGCCAAAAACAATCTATCTGACCTTTCAGATATTGATCAGGCTCGTGCGAACCTTAGTGTCCCATCAGTGGATGAAGTCAATGATAAACTGACTGGCTTTATTGACGGGTCTAATACATTTTTAGCTGGCGCGTCACTAGCATCTCGCACAGATTTTATATGGGATGACGAGAGCAAGAGCTGGTACTACTGGAGTGGTGTGCTGCCAAAAGATGTACCCGCTGCGTCAACACCTGATTCAACTGGAGGTATTGGTGAATCGCCACGGGTTTAACAGACACCTCAGAGTCATTTAAGATGGCTTAAAGAGAGGTGCCCATGAGCGGTAAGCGTTATCCCGAAGAGTTTAAAACTGAA